CGCTATAGGGGTCCCGTTGTCGCCCCATTGCCAAGCGGCGTTATAGGCGAGTTGGTAGGTGTAGGTTCCGCCGCTCGGAGGCTGAAGGACGCGGACCAGGATGTCATCGCCGACCTTACAGCCCGAGGGCGCCCCCAGGGTGCGGGAGGACCCGACGCCCGACGTCATGGTCAGCTCAGCCGCAGCGCCGCTGGAGACGTTCCAGGCCACGGTTGAGGCGTCGGTCAGCGTCTGCGAGGCCTGGGCGTCACGCAGCGCGCCGGGCGTGGTTGGCTTGGTCGTGCTTGTTCCGGTCCGCACGTCGGCCGCGGTCGCCAGCGATAGGTCGGAGATATCCGCCATGACCAGCAGATGCGGAAGCCACGACGTGCCGTCGCAGTAGACGACCTTGCCCGTGTTCCCCACGATGGCCGGCAGAGAGCCCGTCGCGCCAAGCACCGCCTGGTCGATGTAGTCCTTCAGCCCGTGGCCGGAATAGCCCGCCTCATATACCCCAGAGGCGTCGCAGAAGACGACCACCTTGCCGGTCGGGGGAACCGCAACAGTCGCCCCGGCCCCCGTGGTCATGGTCACAGCGACGTTGGTCGCGTTCCAGACCAGATACTGCTTGGCCTTGCTCGGGATCGTCACCGTGGTCGCCGAAGAGAGCGTCCCGGTGAACTTCAGCATGGCCTGATAGGCCTCGAAGTCCGCCGCCGTGGTGGAGCTTGTCGAGGTCGTGAGCGTCCGATCTCCCGTCAGGGCGATGGCGACATAGCCCGCGATGCCCTTGGACAGGCGCATGAGGGCGTTGTTGAGCTTCGGATCGCCCCAGGCGTTCAGGCCCTCGCCTGCGGCCTGCTGCTCGACGCCGAGTTCTGCGGTGTAGCTGGAGGGCATTAGAGGTTAGCTCCAGTGTCCGCCCGCTTCCAATTCGTACCGTCCGAATGGGCGAGGCGCTTGAGGTCCGTGACGTAGACGACGCAGTTGATGAAATCCGCCGCGGTCGGGAGATTGGCTTGCAGACAGGCGTAGACCGGCTTTGGAGAGGCAGGCTCTTCGAGGATCGAGACCCGAGCCTCGAGGCCGGTCAGGTACTCCAGAAGCTGCGCTGACCCCTGGAACGGAGGCGCGGCCATCAGACGATGGACCCAGGCGCCACGGTCATGTTCTGCGGCCCTGAAGTGAGATCGCGGGCTTCCATGCCGTTGATGTCTGCCATCAGGGACCGGAAACGACTTCCCCAACGGTCGGCCATGTTGTCGTCTTCCTTGAACAGGTAGACGGCTTCCAGGGCGCCCCAGAGGTAGAGGTAGGGGTACTTCGTCAGGACGACGTTCGTGTCGCCATCAGCCGACAGGACGGTCGGGGTCTTGTAGTAGAGCGCCTTACCCGTGGCCGACCCGCTGAAGGCCGGCGCGAAATGAAGCTGAGATCCCTCAACCGCGACGCTGGTCGGGTAGGTGTCGGTTCCGTTCTTCGCCATCATGTCCGACGCCGCTTCGGCGCTGATCGTGGCGATGAAGGTTCGCGGGCTGGTGTCTAGATACAGGCGCTTGAACGCCAGGAAGCCGGTCGGCGGGCTCACGTACTCGGCATTGACCGTGATGTCGGCCGTCGCCAGGAGCACGTTGGCGCGCAGGCCCCGCGCGATCTCCTGGTGAGCATAGGCGATGAAGTCGGGAACGACGGACGTGATGTCCGTGTAGGTCGCCCAGGCCTCCACCGCCGTCTTGAGCTCGGCATAGGTCGAAATGCTCATCGGATGTGGCCGTTCTTGAAGTCGAGTTGGCCGTCAGCCGTGCGCAGCGCCGCCCAATCGGGGTCGGAAAGCTTCTGGAACCACCTCTTGCGCACGTCGGGGTCCGACATGTTCCAGGGATCCCAGCCCTCGTGCTGCTTCCAGGCGAGCATGATCGACAGCGGGACCGAGGCGACGCGGCGCATGGTCCGGTCCTGGGTGTAGCCGTCGTTGTGCAGCCGGGCGGCGCGGTTCTGCTCAATGAGCGGCGCCACGTCCTGCACCGAGTGGACGATCCCGCCCCCCTGCCCGTCGTCTTCCCAGTAGTGGGCGACGTCACCAGGCGCGGAGGGCGCGATCAGAAGGCTGCGGTCGCCCATCAGACGGCCTCGGCGAGCCCGCGTTCTTCGAGTTCATCGACGCTCTCGGAGGGCGCGTAGAAAAGATCGCCGTGCGAGAAGAACTCGTCACCAACGCCGCCCTCGTGAACGCCCTTGGAAATGCGGCCGGCGCCCTTCTTGAGCACGCGCATCTGCACGAACTCGCCGGGAGCGGCTTCCTTCACCTTGGCCTTGGCGCCCTTCTTGGGCTTTTCGACAGGAGCGGCTTCGGGAGCGGCTTCCTGGGTCTCGGCGACGGGTTCGTTCTGGTCTTCGGACATGTGGTCCTCGTGAAGATTGGGGCCGCCCAGGATGAGCGGCCCCGCTAGGGTCAGGTCAGGTCGGCCACGACCGCGTGAGCGGCCTCGTTGCGGACGACGAGGGTCGCTTCCATGGTCATCAGCTCGCGGTTGCTATCGCCGGTCTTGGCGAGGGCTTCCGTCTTCACGCCGTCCAGGCTCGCCACCGCGGCCATCGACGGATCGACGAGCGCGATGTCGCGGGTCAGGCCGTACGGGTGCGGCACGAGAGCGATCTCGTTGAAGTCGCCCACGTAGACGTCAGCGCCGGCGATGATGGTGGCTTGGCCGCGGCCGGTGACTTCCTTGCGGATGTCGGCGATCCCGGTGAAGGCCGAGAACTGCTGCTTGTGGGTGGCGCCCATGAAGGCGACCTTCACGTCAGCCCCGGTGTTGAAGGCGGTCGCGAGGGCCGCTTTCACCAGAGCTTCGGTGAGGGTGCGCTGAGTGCCGTTGGTCGCAGCCGAGACAGTGCCGCCCGAATAGCCGCCGTCGGAGCCTCCAGAGCCGCGGCTGTCGTTGGTGGTGATCCAGGCCAGCAGGCCAGCCGAGCGCCGCGGAGTGGAGCCGCCGGACTCGTCGTTGCTGGCGTAGTTGCCGATGAACCGCTTTTCCATGTCGCGGCGGATCTCGACGCCCTTGATCACGCGCTGGCGGACCAGCTCGGACGAACGGCCGGCGAGATCGACGAGCTCCTGAGTGCGGGAGACGCCGTAGGCCTTGACGAAGATCTGGCAGAAGTTCTTCAGCCGGGTCGTGGTGTTGGCGGCCAGGGTCGGCGCGTCGTCACCTTCCACCGCGGCGTTGGTGGCGTCGGCGGCGGCCAGGCTCTCGGTCTGCCATTCGTGGGTTCGGGCCTTGGCCTTGCCCTTGCCGATCATGGAGACGAAGGGGGTCTTTTCCGGCGCGACGCGGTAGATCACATCTTCCAGGTCTTCGCGCTGGCCGACCGACGAAGCGGTCGAAACGAGGTTAGAAGGAACGGTCATATCAGCCTCTTGAGGTCAGATAGGCCACCGCGTCGTCGATGCTGCCGGTCTTCTGGAAAGACCTTTTGGCGGCTTCGGCGGCGGCCACTTTTGCGGGGACGTGCGGTTGCGCGGCAGTCGGCCGAGAGGCCGCTTTCGGCGCAGGCGCAGCGGGTTTGGGGGTGGCGGGCTTGGCCTTCAGCGCGGCTTGGGCTTGATCCCAGAGCATCGCCTTGTGAGCGATCAGCATCTCGCGAGCGCTGATGAGCTGCACGGCGTCGCGGCCGATGCCTTGGTTCAGCAGGTAGGACGTCACAGCCTGGCGGCTCTCGGCGCCCTTCTTCACGTCGGACACATCCGGCGCGAGGTCTGGGGCGATTTCGGCCAGAACCTTCCACTCAGACCGGACGAAAGCGGTGTTCGCCTCGATCTGGGCTTGCTCGTTCGCCTGGCGAAGCTGGACGAGTTGGGATTGCTCCTTCTCGTACTGCGTCTTGAGGCGGAACGCGGCGTCGGTCCCGTGTTCCTCGGCGACCTTCTCCCAATCCGGCTGACCTTCACCCCATCGGGATTTGAAGGTCTGGACGGCTTCGGGAAGGAAGCTGTTGAGGCTTTCGGCGAGCTTCTGAATGCTCGCCATTTCCTGCTGTGCGGCCTCGGCTTGCGCCTTGGCTTCCGCCTTGGCCTTGGCGGTGACTTCCTCTCGCGGCCCCTCTTGCGCCAGGATTTCGGCCTGGAGCTCGGGATCGAGTTGAGCGAACTTCGCCTTGGCTTCCGGTTTCCAGTAGAGCGGCGCTTCGAGCCGGGTTTCGGCCTGCTCTTGCTCCTGCTCAGCTTCCCCGCCTTCGGGCTGTTCGGGCTCTTGGGCGGTCTCATCGGCGGCACTGGTGGCCGCTTCGATCTCTTGGTCAGCGGCCGGCGCGTCCTGCGCGCTCTGCTGCTGGGGTTGGTCCTGTTCGTCGGGCGTGGTCAGCAGCGCAACCGCGCTGTCAACGTCAAGCGCCCCGGCGTCCGAAACTTCGGGGTCCATCAGTCACCTTGTGGTGGGGTTCAGTGGTCGAGCCTGGTCAGGCCCGCTTGCGAAATGGCGCTTGCCGCCAGCAATCCGTCGTCGATCACGTTCCGAAGGGCCTTGCGCACCGCATCCACGGTCTGGGCCGCACGGTGGAGGGTCAGAACCTTCTCGGGGTTGTTCGGAGAGGTCTCGACTAGGGCCTGCATGATGGCGCCCCGGACCTCATCGAAGGCCCATTCGACCTCTTCGAGCTCGCGAGCGGCCCGCTGGCCTCGCGCCTGGCGTTCGCGGTCATCCATCAGCCCGGTTCCCCGCCCGGATAGACTTCAGACGTGCCGCCAGCCGGAACCTGGGCGCCGGTCATCAGGTCCACCATGCCAAGCTCGCGCTTAAGCTGGATTTCAGCAGCCAACTGCTCGCGCTTCAGGGCCAGTTCCTGATCCACTTGGTAGCGCTTGAGGGTCATTTCGGCCTCAAGACGCTGTGCGGCGAGTTGGTGGTCGAGTTCGGCCTTGCGGATCGACGCGGCGGTATCGGCCTTGACCTTCTCGGCCTGGATCACAGCCTGGGATTGGGCCTTCTGGCCCTCAAGCTGCATCTGCTTTTCGACCTTCACCACGTCGGGGTCAGGTTGAGGCGGTTGGGGCTCCTGCTTCTTCGGATCGGACCAGAACCGCTCGGGCGCCTTCGATCCGACAGCGCGTTCCCAGGCCACCAGGGCGCTATGGGCGTTGTCCGCGTCCAGCAGCGGCCCGCTCAGGCCACCTTGAGCCGCGGCGAGGCGTTCCATGAGCGCAATACGCTGGTTCGCGACCATGATGTCGTGATCCCGGCCAGCCGAGCCGATCCCAACCTCAATCGCCAGGTTGCAGCGCGCCGGCCATTCAGCAGGCATGGCGCTCTGCCATTGTCCGCCGATCTTGGCCTGGATGGGTTCGTGTTCCTCACTCATGTACTCGCGAAGGGCGCCGTGAACTCCGAGGAACAGGTCTTTGATCAAGGTCTCGGCGAACATGCGCGCGATCATCCGAACCCGCTTCTGCGCGGCTCCGATAAGCACTCGAGCGCCAGCGGCGGTGTCGTGCAGCGTGTCAGGGTTCAGGCCCTGCGCGTTGCGCACCACACCCGACCGGCTCTCGGCCATGGTGGAGGCGTATTCCAGGGACGGGAGGACTTCGCCCATGGTCCCCGACGAGATCGGCCGCACCGCACCCGGCGTTTTCACCCGGATCGGCGAGCCCGGCTCGTTCCGCAGGAGGTCGGAGATCGTGAACTCGCTTGCCTGGGTCTCGGCGACTTCCATGCGCTGGTTGAGCGCGAAATAGATGCTGTCCAGATGGCTCCGCAGGAGCACGGTCTTGATCTTCTGGACCTCAATCAGGAGGTCGGCCACCGAGAGCCCGTGGAATCGGTGTGGAACGAGGTAGGGCGTACCAGCCGCGAACGGGATGACGTTGACCTGTTCCTTCTCAATGAAGGTCTTCTCTTCGGCGTCTGTGGTGATTTCCCACAGCTCAAGCTTGCCGTCGCCGTCGAGGTCGATGCGCAGATAGTGCTTGCGGGTCTCGACCATGCGCAGATCGTCGGGGCTGTTGTCGTCAGCCTGGTTGTGCTCTTCGGCGGTGTCGCGCTCTTGCTCCACCGAGCCGTTGCGGATGGTGTAGAGCGGCAGGCTGCGGGCGATCTCCGGGTCAACGCCACGAGCGATCAGATCCTGAACCCGAGGCCGCGACCTCATGCAGCAATAGGTCGTATCGCGCAGGCTCACCGTGTCAGGCGAGACGGAGAAATCCTCGCTCGGCACGGCCATGATCTTGACCTTGCCGTGAAGCTTCTTGTTCCCGAGCGAGACCTTGCCCGCTTCCGGGTCCTGAGCCTCCAGCATCTGCCCGGAGATTTCCGCAATCGCCTGGGCGAGCGGCGCCATCTCTTCGGGGACTTCGCTCTCGACCTCGAAGGTTTCCTCTTCCTCAAACCACCAATGGATAATCCCGGTCTTGGTGATCAGGCTGTCCTTGACGGCCGAGGCGATGGCGAGGAAGCCCTCGTTCTCCTGAAAGACGACGTGCTGGACGACTTCGGTCTCGTCCTTGGCCTTCTGCTCGTCCTCCGCGCCCTGCGGAATGAACGTCGCCACGTCCTCGCCGCCGGTCAGAACCTCCATGAGGTCGGGGAACACGGTCTCGACGGCTTCGAGGACAGACCGATCAACAACCGACGAACGCCCCTTGGGCGCCGGGACGTCATCCATTTCGCCCTTGTAGTAGGCGAGGTTGCGCTCGCGCTCGGTCGTCAGCGCGCCAGAATTGCCGTCGCCGAAGCCGATGGAGCGCTTGCGCTCTTCACCGACCATGCGCAGCAGATCGGCGTCAGAATAGGCGAGCTTCTTGCCGTCTTCCTTCTCGGTCTCGCTCACCTAGACCACTCCCATCGAGGGCAACTCAAGCTTGGAGGTGCGAGGCTTGATGGAGGCGAAACGCCGCATCATCATCGCGTATCGGCTGGCGCTGATCACGTCGTCGCGCTCCTTCACGATGAGCCCATCCTTGCGGTGATAGATGCGGAACTCCTGAAGCCAGCGGCCACAGGTCGAGAACACCTTCCACCGGCCCGTTTGCATTCGGGTCAGCATTTCCAGCACGCCAGCTTCGAGGCCGTTTGAGCCGTCATCGAACGTCGCGCGCTCGGGCAGCATCTTCAGGCCCTGGCCGCGGTACTGCTCCGCAAGCTGCTCACCGGAGCCCTTGTCGTGCTGCATTCCATCGTGCGGCCAGGCGACCGGAACCCACTCGCCCCAGCCCTTGATCGCCGCAGCGTGAATAATCGGCGTCGCTTCGCGCTGGGCGTAGTCGCTGACCACGTAAAGGCAGTCGTTGTCTCGATCCCAGGCTAGCCGGGTAGCTCCGAACGGGTGATCCCATCCGAAGTCGATGCCGGTGATCT